ACCTCGCGAATCCGAAGGCCTGTACCAAACCACCGACCTCAAAGTCATCATCGGCAACAGTGAGCTTGGAACGTACTATCCGACCGAAGCCGACCGCATCCAATACACTCAGGCTGGCGCCACCCGCGAAGCCAAAATCATCGCCATCACCAGCTACCGCGGCGACAACCCCGTCATGCATACCCTTATTGCGAGGCCTCAGTAATGACACCGCTAAGAACCATCAAAGCAGTAGCAGAGGGTTTTGAAGGTTTAGTTTTGTCTCCTTTTATTTTTTCTTTAGCACGTTCGGCTGAAAAAATCGTAGCGGAACTGCAGGAAGAAGGGCCGAACTGGAGTGGAGAATTTTCAAATTCTTGGCAAATAGAAAGTCCTTCTAAGGTGAATACAGGATCAAAAACTACCGGAGCGCCTACTAAACTTAAAGCTCCTATTCTTACACCTAAAGAATTTAAATTTAAACCTGAAACTAAATACACAATAAGAAATATTTCTCCTCACGCAGCTTATGCGCTAGATCTTAAAGAAGGCCGTTTTTATCCTAGAACAACTAAATTGTCTAATAAAATAGTACAAACAGGTTCTCGTCCTAATGTACCCCATAAGCGAGGTGCTGTAATTCTTGGCGATGGCACAGCCTCTAGTTCGGCAGAACTTGACTGGTACACAACTTATATAAACAGCGGCAACTTGGATAAAGCTATACAGATAGAACTGGATAAAAATCTGCGCAACCTAAAAATATGAACTACCAAGCAATCCGCGCCGCCGTTGAAAACCCACTGCTGTCAGCCTTTGGTGCATTGGTGCCAGCCGTACCGGTGTGTTTCGACAACATCACAGCTGTCCCCGCCAACACGACCACCGAATATATCCGCGTCAATGTTACTTTCGGCATTACCAACGAACCCACGCTTACCTCTAGTGTCGATAATGCGCGTGGCGCAATTATTATCCGCATTTTTACAGAGAAGGGCAAAGGCCCCGCCCGCAATCAAGTTTTGCTCAACACAGCCGTAAGCGTACTGGAGACAATCAACAACTCCACCAAAGGCACGACCGGCGTTTATTTTAAGGTTGGCGAAATCAATGGCCCTATATTTTCCGCAACTGAGGAAGCACCTCATTTCGTAGGTCGTGTTGACACAAGTTGGGTGGCAACAGTCCTTAGTTGAGGACTGTTGCTATTCTGATATAAGCCGGCCAGTGCCCGCCCATTACTCACCCCCCTCGGTAAGTCCCTATGGCCATCACAGTCTTGTCCGGCACGTCCGGCGCCCTGTACTACAAGCCCGCCGGCACTATCGGCGGCTTTGGTGAAGCCAACGTCAACGTCGCCACCGACGTCATCACCGTCGAATCTTTTCTAAATTTTAAGGTTGGCGATCCTGTTGTTTTCAGCATCGTCAATACTCAAACCGGTGGTGCGGGTTCTGGCACTCTGCCTTCTCCAATCGTGGCAGGCACCACATATTTTGTGCTGAGCTACACCGCATCCACCGGCGCATTAACAGTATCTGCCACCGCCGGCGGGGTAATTTTGCCGATCACTGACGACGGTACGCTCACCGCCCCTAACGAGTTTCGAGTGGCATATGGCACCTTCGCTGTTGTCGGCCAAGTTCGCGACTGGAGCTTTGAGATCACACGAGCCGATATTGACGTCACCACAATCGGCCAAACTCCTGGTCAATATGTTCCTTTCCGCAGCTATATCGCCGGTTTTGCCGAGGGCTCTGGCACAGCCACGGCTTACATGACCAACGAGGACGCCGCATTATCCAATCGGATGATCGAGGACGTACTTCAGCGCCAGCAAGTCGGCGCCGCCTTCAAGTTGTATGTTGATCAGGTATTTAGTGGCGGTTCGCTAAGCGACACACTTAGCCGGTCAATCGCCTTTGACGCCGTACTGACCTCTGCGACTCTGAACGTGAACCCGGACGATGCCCAGTCTGTGACTGTGAACTTCCGCCCAGCAGCCACACCTACCTTCGACTTCTCCAAGACCTAATAGCTTTTCCCACTGGGACAAGTCCCGGCCCAAAAACCGGGACTTTTTATTTGTACTGCGCTACACTAACAACAGACCATCAGGATCTGTATGCCTGTTTCCAGTTCACTCCGCGCCATAGATCGTCTGCGCAAGGCGGCCAATCTGGAGCCCGTCAAGAAAGTCGTCGAATTATCCGATGGCAGCAAATTTGAGATGTGGGTAGCACCATTAACAATGGCCGAACGCGAACGCGCCCAAAAACAAGCCAAGTCCGACGACGCCAACGCCTTCGCCCTCCAACTGCTGATCGCCAAGGCAATGGACGAAAACGGCACCAAACTTTTTTCCGCTGGCGAAATCGACATTCTCAAGAACGAAGTCAAGGACAAGGATCTCCAGTCTCTGATGCTGGCCATCCTCACCGACGACAGCGAAGCCATCGACCCAAAGAACTGAGTGCCCAACTTCGCCGAAACAACTGGCTAATGCTCCAGTTTGGCGTGGCCAAAGAGCTGGGACTAACCCTCAGCCAAGTCGCCACCACCATGACCGCCGAAGAGCTAATCGGCTGGAGCGCCTACTTCCAGATCCTCAACGAGGACCAGGAAAGGGAAATGGAAAAAGCCAAACGCCGCCGGTAGACTGGCTACTAGAAAACAGGGTTTACAACCGTGGCTGTAGCCGAAATTGACATAGTCGTAAAAAATTTACAGAAGCTGAGAGATCTACAAACTTCTGTAGATAAAACATCTCAATCAGTAGCGCGTTTAAATAAACTTCCTGTACTAGCAAATATACCTTTTTCGCTAGAAAAATTAAATGCATTAGCACAGCAAGCTAGTGCTAATATTGATAAACAAATTGTAGGTAGTAAAAGACAAAAAGTAGCTATAAGGGAACTGGTAATAGCTACAAATGCACGTCTAGCGGCAGAAAAACAGGTATCAGCCGAACTAGCTCGACAGCAAGTACTTCAAAGCGGTTTTGGGCGAGCATTTCCAACATTCGGACGAGCAGGGGGAGCCGTTGCCGCCGCAGGCACACGAGTATTTGGACGTGGTGGAATTGGAGGTGCTTTAAGCGGTGCTGTCCCAGGCGCAATTATTAGTGGTGCATTTCCTCTGCTTACGGGACAGGGAGTTGAAGCAGGTATAGGCGGCGCCGCTGGAGGCTTAGCGGGAGGGATTCTCGGATCCTTACTAGGCCCAGGCGGTGCCGCCATGGGTAGCTTTGCCGGTGGTCTTGTTGGCTCAATTATTGGCGAACGTATCGGTGAAGCCAGAAAACTAACAGAAGAACTTACAAAACAACAAGATGTTGTAAAAGCTATAAATGGACTCGAAGAGAGGCGCTCTGCTCTAACCGTAGATATTGCAAAAGCCCAGCAGCAAAATAATGACGCGCTTGCCAATGAGCTGGAGAGGCGCCAACAGAACAATAAAATAGCTCAAGAATTGTTTGAAACAATCACAAAACTAGAAGCAGACGAAAGAAACAAAACTAAAGAAGGGCAGGCCCTAGTCGAACTTGAAAAACAACGTGCTTATCAAGCAGCTAACCGCGCAGTAAATGAAAATAATGCATTAACCGCACTACGTCAACAACAGGATCTTATAAATAAGCAAGTTCAGGCATCAGACATGCTAGCAGAGCGTCGTGAGGCAAGCATTTCCGTACAAATGACGTTGGCAGAACAACAAACCAGTGTTGCCACTGCACGTTTCGACGCATTTATGAAAATAAATGATTTAGAACTCCAACGTGCCCGCAATGCCGGCGATACCGCTAAAGAATATCAACTGCAACTAGACAGAGCAAATCTTATTTACCAGCAAACAGTCCTACAAGTTGAGCAAGAGTTACAACGCAATAAACTCGCTGCAATTAGAGAAAAAATTGAGCTACTCCGTTTGCAGTCCGAAGTAAAAGTTCGAGAACAGGCAGGAGAAAACGTACTGCTATTAAAACAAGCGGTTGATTTACAAACTCAAGCGGTACAATTAGCTTTCCAAGGTGTTGCAGCTGCGCAGCAAATTGCGCAATATCAAATTACCGGAGCCCAAGCTGTTCGCCAAATGGCGATCGAACAGGCTGCTTTTAACCGTGCCCAAGCCGGTGTCGGCGGCGGTGGTGGTGGTGGTGGTGGCGGCGCACTACCTACAGGTAGTACAACGGTTTACGGGCTTAGCGGAACTGCTGGAGATCCTGGCGTAGAAATGGCTAACTTCTTGGCATCGAGAGGTGTTAGCGGCACTTTTAGCCAAGAACAAGCCGCTGCGTTGATAGGTCGGATTAAACAGCAAGACGAGGCAGCAAGAGTGGCGCGCAGGGAAAGATACATGAGGGAATCGAAGGCTTCGGGGCTAGTTCCTAGCGACGACGAGCTAATAAAAAGGGGTTATGCCGAAGGTGGCTTCGTCACCCGTCCTACCAGCGCAATGATTGGTGAAGGCGGGCAGCCCGAATACGTCATCCCAGCCAGCAAGATGAACGACGCCATGCGCCGCTATTCCGCTGGCACCCGAGGCGAAGCCGTCATCACAGGCGCTGGCGCACCCGGCGTATCCAACAGTTCCGCCAATTACACCAACCAACAAAACACCTACTACGGCAGCGGTGGTGGCACCTCAGTCAACATCACTACCGGTCCTGTCCTTCGCATGAACAACAAGAATTACGTCTCCGTATCCGATATGCAACGCGGACTGGCGGCAGCGGTTGGGGCGGCTGAATCCAACATGATCAACCGCATGAGCCGCAGTTACGCTGCCCGCAGGAGCATGGGGCTATGAGCGCGATTGCTTACTATCAAACACTGACGATTTCCAGCCTCTCGCTGGCGGTTCAAAATTACGACGCCTCCGCTGCAGGCTTTTTACCGTTTCAAATCAGCAGCTACTCAGACAACGCGGGCAACGACGCCGATGAGGTCAACATCGTTTTACCGCTTGGAACACTTCGTCAAAGCGACGTTGAAAGCCTTATCACAAAAGGCGATGAAATCACGGTGATCGGCAGAAGCGTTACTACAACATTTTGGGAATTTACAGGACGTGTTACAGATGCCAGCTTCAACTTGACCACCGTCGGCCTGACAATCGGCTCTCCATTACGCCCCGTTGCTGCCGGGTTGCAGCTTGCTGGAACGGTCCCGTTCAGGGTTCTGACAACCGCCAACGCGGGTAAATTGCCCGTAGCTGCGAGGTAAAAATGGCGGATCGGTCAGCAGATGATTTTCAACGGCGGTATCCCTATGTCGGGCGCAGCACTCAACATTCGTTTACCCAAGACGGGAAGATTTGGCAGTATTTCACCAGTCCGCTGGTTGCCTATAACGCAGGGTTTTTAGGTCCTAAAACCCCAGGCGGTCATCAAGGTTTATCCTTCGCTACATTTAGCGGCTTTCCTGGCTCTGGTATGTGGCTTTCTAAAGCTGCACCACCACCAAAGGAGAAGCAGAAA